AACAGCTTTAAGATCCAATTCTACGTTGAATCCTTTACCGTTTGTTCTAACCGCTTCTTTGATTGAATCGTAACCTTTAACGATTGCTTCGCCGATTGCAGATTTGATTTCAGCGATGTGTTCGTTGTAAGATTGTGCTACTTTCTTCTCTTCTTTAGCAGAGAGTTTGCCGAAAGCAGCTTTAGCAGAAAGAATTTCTTCTCTTGCTTCAATTAAATTTTTGTTGTTCTTAGCAACTTGCTCGTTGATCTCTTCAACTTTGCTTTCGAACAATTTAGCAGCCTTCTCAGTTGCAGCAGCAACTTCGGCTTTTTGTTCTGCGAGTTTAGCTTCCAAAGCTGACTCGAATGATTTTAGATCGCTCATTTTTGTTAATTAATATTTGTTAATAATATGTATCAATGAATCAACCGAGATAGAATCTTCTTTTTGCTGCAAAGGTGTCTCATCGACTGCCTCCGTGCTACTCATTCTCTCTACCATTTCGGCCAATTGTTTTACTTTAAGAATGCAAAGATCAATGGTCTCATCCGTTACATCGCTATTGCGAATAAACTTCTCAAAAGACTTTATTTGATCTTGCAATTGCTCTATTGTTGCCATGTTCTTCATACCAATTAAAGGAGTTGCTTCGTTAGCACCCCAAGCGGTTAGGCTTGATCCTTCAAAAAGCATTACCTCATGAATTTGGTTGCCATTGTCGGCCTTTTGCTCACGAAGTGTTTTAAATCCGATTGAATGCTCGGCAATAAGCCCACTCTCAATCATTTTTACGTAGTCCTTACCAAGTGTGTGAGTACCTACTTTACTTTCGTAGTAAAGACCATACTCATCTTCTCTCAACACTTGAATCTTACCAAGTGGTTTAGAAGGATCGTGATTAAGTAGATGCTTAATCCTTCCTTTTCCTTCTGGCCCCCAATCTTGGATTGATCTTTTAAATGCACCAGGCATCATAATATCGCCATCACTATCAACATTACCAAATGCCGAAAAGTAACCGCTCACAACGCCTTGCTTAGTATCAACATCCTTAACCTCAAGGTTAAATGATTTGTAATTGTATATCATGCTCTTTTTATTATCTATTTGTGCTAATTTACGAATTGCCCAATTAATGCCCGCATCTCCGCCCCAAGCATCCCAGGCTTGGCCGCCGCAGCCCTCATCATAAGGTACATCTTTATATTGTTGATGTCTTTTAAATGATGCCATGCGAGCGATCGTGTCACGACTGATCTTCTCTTTGTTTGCTAATTGGTTAGCTCTTGCCCAGCCCACGGGAGTTAAGCAATTACTACCATTCTCCTCTTTCCATTTTAACACACGCTTTGCGTTATTACTTGCCGCTTCGGGGTAGTCATTGTAAGTCTCTTCTTTCAACTCCAATGCCTTCTCACCTTCTTGCGCTAAATATGCCGCATACGCACGCTCGGCACTATCACGGCTAGTGTACATACACTCTCCTTCTCCGATCCTATATTTTCCATTTCCGCAAGAGTAGATGGGCATATTAATATATTGTTGCTGCGTTTAGTTTTGGTTTTAGTATTAAGTTGCCATTGCGATCCCTACGTGGAATAAATGCCACGGTGCATCTACAATTTATAGTAAAGCCTGGAGGTGCATTAATGTCACCTGGTTGCATTGCCGCAACGGGTTCACCATCCTTGCCATTTTCATCAAATGTCTCATCGTATCTTACAATCCGACCATCTAACTCTACATGGTCAAACTGATCTCTTGGAATACGGCGAGTGCGATTGTCTCTTGCGCTTATCCATTGCTTGTCAACATAAAAGTCATGAGCATCCGCACCCATCATAGATGCCATATTGCTTGACCTCATTACTTCCGTTCTCACAATTCGCCTTGCTCTAAACGCCGCATAAGCTAATTGCTCATCACTCTTAATGATCCTTACAATCTCATCAACGCTCAATCCTTCCTCAATGCCTTTTTGTACTATTGACAATAATTTGCGTTTTGTTGTGCTTGTGATGTCACTAACCAAAGTAAATCCTTGATTCATCAAGAAGTCCATCATTTGATCTGTCCACTCACGATTAAATCCAAAAGTCATCGCCTTGCGATTGGCTTCTATCTTTAATGCACGATATACGCTATTGCCAAATAGTACTGCCGCTTCCTTATACAATGATTCAAAGACCTTAATTAATTCCTTGCTCCACAAATCAAGACCAAGTGAAGATTGCGCCGCACCTAGTCCATCTTTTTTTATCCTATTACCAAAGTTATTAAATTGTTTGGTAATGCTATTTTTTACTTGCTCGTAATACTTTGTATCTAGTTGCCTACGCAACCTCTCCACTTTCCGAAAGTACTCCGCTCTTTGCTTGGCGTTCATCTAGTAGCTTTTGTTTATATGCTATCCTCAATGATGTCATCATCCTCCTCTCTACTGCGCACTGTCGCTCGCTCTTCAGCTTGGGATATTTCGTCATCACTATCCTCATTATCTCCTCGTCTGTTGTTTGCGATGTTATCATCTCCATTGTCTTGGTTTTCGCTTGGAGGTATTGTCAAGTCCATTACGGCTTGCTCAATAGGTATCAAACCTTGGTTGATATAAGCATACTCAAATGCACCTTCTCTTTCTTGATAATTCATCGCTACACGCTTCTCGTCAAAGGTCAACCAGTTTGCATCTCTTAGTGATCTCACCATTCTCTCCATGTCTTGTTGCATCTCGGGAAGAGCCGTAATATCAAAGTCAATAAATACATCCTCGCCATATCTAGGCACTAAGAATTTATTCAACTCATCACGTAGTTGGCAACACATTGGAATTATAGTGTTGGTTATAAGGTCACGCATTGCGTTTTGATAGTTGTTGTAGCTAGATGTATCAACATCAAAAAGCACGGCGGGAAGGCCAAATACCCTACACCATTGGTGCATGGATAGCCTAAGCGTATTAACTAGCTCCATATCTACCGAGCTAAGCCCAAAATTCATATAATCCCAAGGCGTTTGCAACACGGCCACTCGGCCCTTGTTGTCCACACCATTGATGTATTCATTCACCGCTCTTTTAATGCTCTCGGCTTGCTCGATAGTGAAATTAGGCACGATATTGCCCAAAGGCCTAGGAGTTATAGCTCCTTTTGCGCCTCCATTGCCCGTCATAGTGGCCGAGGCATCCGCCGCATTGTTACTCATGCGCAAAGTCTTGTAAGCCGCACGAAGTGGCGACAAGCCACGCAAATGCGTTCTCAATGTCACATCAAAGTCGGGATTCCAACTCTTCCACATCATTACTTGCTCCTTCGGCAAATCTACCCCACCCCCAATTTGTAATTTGTAACCCAAGATATTGTAAACATCGTTTGGGTCTGGGTATATCTCAACGTATTGGGTAGGGAGTATATTAAGCTCCGAGAATCTACCGCCAAGTTTACCATCATTACCATAAACATTGCCCTCCCCCGAAAGGTATCTATAACCAAATAAATTTTCAAAGAATTGATCTTGCGCTTGATAGCTATTTGGTCTCTCCAAAAGTCTAGCAAGTGGACTACCCATGATTATATTCTCGCTATAAGCATTCTTACGCTCCATCACCGCTCTCTCATACGCACCATGATTGCCGATGCCTTTTGACAATTGCTTATATCTCATAAGAGATGTGCGTGCCTTCTCACCTGGGTTTAACTTATAAACGTACCAAGGAATAGATGCGCTTTTTCTCGCAAGAAAACTCACAATAGAGTAAACATCCGCATTGCCTAGGTATCCTTCGTTGACATAAGATAAGCCCGTGTAATTTTGGATAGCCGTTGTATTCATCCCAACCATGTTTACCACATTTGTTGGGTAAGGATTAATTCCTTTTTTCTTAAAGATGTCGAGTAATCCCATTTTTTTTATATTGCACCCCAAGTCACACTTGGGATTGTTAATTTACTAAATATTGCATATCTCATCGCATCGCAAGCGTGGTCACTAAACTTTACGGGTTGATCTAACTTATTACCATTGCGATCCGTTTTCCAACGATAATTTTTTACCTCTTTCAATAAATTTACGGAATCTTGATGTATGATTAACGGAGTTGCCTTGACGGTACGAATACCCTCCGTCACATCTTTATTTGCGGGCTTTGCATTTAGTCCTTGTCTTACCAATTCTTCAATTGTTTTAGGCTCGGCGGCATCACAATACAACTCATCATACTTATCAATTCCCAAAGATAATATTTTTTCTACCAAATCATTTGTAGTGAGTTTAGTGTCATAAATAAGCTCTTGTACATACACCGCATTTTCGTAAAACACACACTTGATAAGTGAACTTGGTACATTGAAACCAAAGTCCAACCCATACACCGTCTCACCACTTGGCATTGTATCCGTTGTTTTCCAATGCGAGTAAATTAAGTCTTGGCTTAGTCCTCTTTGTCCCAAACCATATATTTGCCAATAGTTAGGGTCGGCATCCTTCAATCTCTCTAACTCATCTTTCAACTCCTTTGCTAAAAACGGATTGTCTTTAAATGTAGTGACATAAAAGTCGGCATCATCTCTTGGAATCACATCATCGTAAATCCATGAGGCAATGTCCGAAGGATTATAGTC